CAAAATTCCACTCCACCGGTCACTCTAGTCCCACCAAAACCAGAGTTTTGGTATGTGCCCTTTGAGTACACAACTACCGATGGCCACACTGAGTCAATAGGCTTAACTGAAGATCGTGAGGTCTTCACGCAGACCCCAGAAGGCTACTACGTTGTAGTTAGCACAGCAGCACGCTCAGGCGTGATCCTCAAAAACATCCTCCCAGCACAAGGTTTCAAAACCGGCTACACCACCCATGCCCCCGGTGTGTATAAAGTTAAGGCAGGATCATGTGTGCTCCTTCGGCCAGCCTTTAGTATTACTACCGTCGCAGAAGTCAAATTTGGTCGGGAGCACATTAAAGCCCTACCTGTGATGCAGTGCATCCCTGCTCTTAATATGTTGCAACAGAGTCACCCCACCACTCGACTTACGCAGACCAACTATGAAGGCTTCCTAGGGTTGATAAAAGCCAACTTCCCCTCCTTGCCATTACCAATTATGTTAGGCACAGCACAGGTTTTTGTCAGTGAGCAGTTCAAGAGGACCCAGAGTTTCCTGAATCCAGGCAACTTGGCGATGGTCCAATCTTCAGCTCCCCTCCCCATGACAACCACCTTTGTCCAGCCATTGGGGTTGGATAGTGCTATAAGAGATCTAGCATATTCTGGTGGGGTAGATTTTGGATCTATTTCGCGCGTCTATGGAGAAGAAGACACCCTCGACCTTAACGTAACCGATAATAAACAATTCGTAGTGGAAAAATCTAGTGGTTACAACTTCCTCATGCCTCGAGATCCAGACGGCCACCAACCCCTAGCAGGAGCGTTCACCACCCTAGCCCTCCCAACAGAGTACGGCAAGCACAAGCCCCGTCAGTATTACACTAGGTTTTGCGCCCTCAAGGGCCACAAAGCTTTTAAGCTCCTAGACAACACCCCCAACAATCTAGCGCGTGGCATGTACAGAATTTATCAAGCTAGGCAACCAGAAAATGGGTCTGATGCCAAGCTCAGGCAGAACCAAGCCAGCCTCCTAGCTTATTTAGATTATCCAAGAATAACTCGCCTGGTTTCCAACTCACCCCAGCTGGCTATGGAGCTGGTTGATGAAGCCAAAGCCAGTATGACACCAATCCAAGAGGTTGTAGCACGGTCGATAGCAGCTGTGCCCTCCCATTTGGTGCAGGGGCACTCCTTTTTGATCCCACTGTTTAAATTTATGCTCCTTCTATTAACGTTCTTGTACTACCCTCTTTCACTGTTGGATGCAGGGTTTGCCAGGTTGAACCAGGTTCTAAGGCCACATGACAAAAAGAAACTTTATCAATCCTGGTTTCAAAAGCTCCTTTACTTAGGGTCAAATTCCTACTCCCAGATAATCCTTGAGACGATTAAAGTGAAGAATAAAATAGAGCTGTCTAAACCAGGGAAGCACATCCGTCTATATGTCACCTATGGTATGGCGTATATGAACGCCTCATTCATCTATGTTTTCCTCAAGAAACTATGCGCCACTGTCTATGATCTGAAAGACTTGAACCTCCCTTTTCCAGTCAGGATTCAGATTCACATGTCACTGGACACCTCCTCTAGTCTGGACCCTTTTTATGAAGGTCTACAGATACACATCTATTCGGATGACATGGCTTTCATGTTCAGGCGAGGTTTGTTCACTTTCAAGGGCGACATAGACATAGCATCATGCGATGCCGGGAATACCTTCTCCATATTTGGGATCCTGTTCTATGTCATTGATGCCTTGGGCTTTGGAGCTCTGATCCAGAATAATTTCCGAGTCCTCCGGCAGCCCATTGTGATAGAGAACCCACTGAACAAACTAGCAAGGGTCTATGAGTTCTTGAAGATCAGACCCGTCCACCTCTTTCAAGGCAGCGGTTGCCCCGAGACGACTATGGTCAACGACCTAGCATCGTACACGATTGGTGTTGCCACTGCAGTCCGAATCGCTCATCACCTCCAAGCTGGACTCCCAATAGAGGACCTTGATTTCCCATCAGCAATTTTTGAAGCTGCAGCAGAGGTCGGACACATGGTCACGGTCAAGGAGTGCAGCTGCATGGAGGAGACCACCTTTCTGAAACACAGTCCCATGATGTCAGAGCAAGGTCATTATGTTAATGTCTTGAATCTTGGAGCAATTCTCCGCTCCCTAGGTTCATACCTAGGCGACTTAGAGGCTAAAAGCCTGAATATCACCACAAGTGCTTTCCGCCGTTTGTCAGCAGAAGCCCGGGTCGAGTTGTATATAGGGTCAGTTGTGGCAGGTCATGTCCATGAGCCCGCATCTCTGATCATGGACGCACTAAGAGCACGTTTCCCAGCCAAGTCCTCCTTGAAGACTAGGTACTTCCAGAGTACACATGACCGCTCGCACTACAGCATCCCGTTAGAGTCTTTCCAGCGCAGGTATGGAGGAACGGATGCCGAGTGGCATACGCTAGCCGAGCAGATCCAAGCTCTGCGTTTCGGGGAGATTCGATTTGCTCCAATCTGGGACACCATTATGGCAGTCGATTACGGGCTTTGACTGCTATACCACCCCTTTGAGCTCATGAGGGAGCTCGTTAATCAAAACCTTAAGGTCAGCACCTTCCGACCTTTAACCAACAAGGTGCTTTGCACTCTCACTCTGGCTTACCGCATTGCGAAGCAGAGGGGAGTGGCTTTTAGGTTAATGCGCCTACTAGCTAGCTTTTGTATTTCCAAACCAACTACAATCAAAACAAAACGTTCAGAGAAAGTGTCAGCAGCCAAGCAAGCTGCTAAATCAATGAGGAATCGAATGGCCCTCAAACAGTACCCTGACCGGGGTTGGCTGAAAGAGACCGTCACGAGGGAGTCCATACCTTCAGAATATCTTCAGTCGGCTCAAGTCTTGGTGGATCCTGGTCATAGTGCGGACGTTCTACGAGGAGCCCCGCCACTACCTTCGCGTGTCTTTGGGGCCAACATTTTCTCTACGCCTTCAATGAAAACCGTGGCGATCACCGTCCCTAAAGGGGCAGCAGTCAAAGTTTTCACCTCTCCCGATCCAGCCATCGCCTTTTACGTGCATAACACCGCCGCTTACGTCACTGCCTATGCAACATCCCACGCTGTCGCTGCATATCCAGCTAATCCTGGTATGTATATGCAACAAAGAGGTTACATCGGTGTTCGATGCACTGGGAAAAGTCTCACGATTGAGAACGTCTCCCCACAGTTGTCTCGAGGAGGCTTCTGCAGGACGAGGCGCATAACAGCTCTCACAGTTGTGGGTTCTTTAAATACATCCCCAGGTAATTACTCAGATCCTACCGTAGTCCAGAACACTCGCTTCACTGGTGACATTCCCCTCACTGAAACTGATTTTCTGGCTGGCAACATGTACGAGACTTTCAACCCAGAAGGTGTCTACATGGTATCAGCTCCTGTTAGGACGCAGTATGACCTCTTTGACCACATCACTAAAGAGGTTAACCCCTTGTATGCGGCTCAGCCCAATACCCTCTCAGTCTCAGGAGTCAGCCTTATTCAGACACCCGCTAAGTCTACCGGAGCCACGGGTGTTGAAGTCCGTTGGGAAGCTGGAACCATCACCGGTGGAGGGACATCCGATAATGTTTTCTCCACTGCCCTCCATGATGGTATGTCGACTGAGATGGTTCTCCTCTCTGCTCCCGCAGAATACGATCAAACATACATGGTCAAGTTCCACGCCCGATATGAGCATATCGTTGATGCTACCAGCCCAGACTTTCCCAAGTCGGTCACTGTAGAGTCAGATTCCAAGGCTTTGGACGATATCGTCCATTTCGCCTCTCTGATGCCAGGACACTACCCAGCCTCTTATAACGGGCTGGGGAAAGTTTGGAACGCTTTCAAGAAAGGAATTTCTTGGGT